TGTTGTTGTTGTTCATCGTCTCAGATAAACGGTTCTCTTCTCGCTTCTCTCTTCGAGTAAGTTAGGTAAAGATTTCGAACCAGGGTGCGACCCAAACGGTAGGCCAAGTGGTAATTTCCCGCTCCGCCTCAGGCACATTGTTTTCCAGGCACAACATGCAAAGCCTACCCCAAGTGGGGTCTCACTCCAACTTGAGACCAAGGCGCTTTGCCACCTTGGTGCGCTTCTCTTGCCATCCAACAAGATAGGCCTTGAATTCCGCGGGCGGTTCTCCGTCACGCTGTTTACGCGGTTTCCAAGTACGAGGGTCCAACTTTGGTTTCGGATCCCCCGCAACTACAGTTTTCACTGCAGATTCTCGAGCCAATGTGGGTGGCCCCTTTCGCACGCGCTTGCCTCCTTCCCCAACCATAGGAACAAGCTTGGCAGCGGCTTCTACAACAGTCATCGCACTGAGTTGTGGTGACTTGTGGTCACTGACGGCACGATCCGTCTGCTCACTCTGGTGTTCAACGACTGGCTCTACATGTGCGAGCTTAGGCCAACAAGCGATACATCTCCCTTCTTCCGTTGACTCGCCACACGTCCACTCCAACACAAGGAGCACTTGACTGGGTGGCACAAATCGGAGGGGGGCTCATCGTCGACCTCATCCTTGTCCTTGGCAACAGGGGCATCTGCACTAGGTTTGGGTGCAGGAACAAGCAACTCCTCGCCCACGACCATGGGCAACTTCACTGTCGGAGTCTCGACGTTGGCGGAGGTGCAAAGAGGCGCTCTCAAGAGCAGCTGAGGGTCTCTGGTCTCGTAGATCTCTTCAATCCACATCTCGAATCGCTCCCAATGGAAGTCAGGGATAGACTTTGCAAACGTCTCTCCCATCCAGCCTGAATCCTCATTCGGCCAGTTCGACTCGAGTGAGTGCTTACCGTCCACGGCATTAGCACCCCTTCCACGCGCTCTCCAAGCAGCTCGTGTGATGCGCGGACAATCGCTCCAATGACTGGCGAATTCCTGTCCATTCGGTAATATCCCGATGCGCGCTCCGCAAACCGCTCCAATGGATACGGCAGTGTTGCGGGCCCCACCCAAAGCTTCGACAGCAATCTGGATGGGTTGGCCATGGAGCTCACATCTCCATTCCAGACGTCGGGTCCAAACCAGCGGTTCAAAAAGTTGACCCCGGCCTCCCCTCGACGCACGACCTCAATCTCATAGTCCTGGCCCATCAACTCCGCGCTCTTCTTCAGTGCTGCGGGATCAATGGCGCCTTCCAGGCTATCATCTCCTCCATAGATGCCCAACTTGGTCCATGCCTGTGCTGGGGTCAACTTCACGCCGTTCACGGTGGTGTTACGCCATCCGCAATATCCAATGAACGCGCTCAGTATAGAGTTGAAGTCAGAAGTCTCGAGCGATCCGCTCCCACGTCCATAGCCCGTGGAATAGCGGCGCCCCTCGGTTGTAACACCCGGCAGGGCAATCTGGGCATCCATTTTCTCAGTCAGGTCGGCATGGTACTGACGATGAAAATAACGGAGCATGCAGATTCGCTCGAGAATGCGAGCGAGCCGCTTGACGTGACCATCAAAGCGCGACCCGTCCGCCATAGCCGAATGTGCTTCCGCGGCTAGGATGTCGCAGACCCTTTGGGCACACTCAGCCGGAGTCTTCGCAAAGGCATACCAATCCTGTTGCGTCATGACCCCTTCGTGGAACGCGTACATATACGTAGAGTACGCAAGTTTCTCAGGCATCTGGGAGATGTTGCGAGGGTCGCTCGGCTTGACAGCGGCCTCTTTCTTCACGAATGCCTTCACAACCTTCTTAACTGCCGGCCCGGTCACACCAGCTTCGTCAAGGATCGCCCTCTGGGAAGGGCGGTCCTGTTTGTCATGCACTGCATCATGATCAACAGGCACCCCAGTATGCGGAAATGGAATGAGAAATTCCGCAAACTCGACCATGTAACCGGCCAAGGTGGGGGGTACGGGCTGCTCCACTTCGATCTCCTCGCCTCTCGAGTGGAACTGCTCAACGCGCCCTACAATGCAACGATCATCGGAAGCCAGACTCGTAGCATATGCGTAGGAAGGGCCAATCAACGGGCTCCCAAAACCTTTCAACGGAACAGGCGCGTCGTAGTCGTGCTTTGCAAACCATATTGGTACAGACGACTCCGTAGGTGGATACACGACAGGCGGGCTGTCGACAAAGCCACTTCGCAAATACCCTGCGATCGTGGCGGCTTGCCCAGGAAGCATCCTCTCAGTGGGCAAACCAAGGGCATCGGTTGGCGCGATGTTCGAGGCGACCATGGCTGGCGTAATTGGCACCTTTGCCGCAGTCTGAACCGCACGCACCGCGTCCAGCAACCCTATTGGCAGTGTAACCGCAGTGTGCGCCCCTTGCACAGCAACACTGCGTCTGAGCCCGTCGGGAGTCATCACGTCAAGCACAACGTACTCCCCAAAGACAGGTCTCAGCCGTCCTAAGCGCTCCCCTTCTATAACCCAAGAGGTAGGCACAAGAGACGGCATCTCGAAACGCCCGATTTGAGAGAGCATAACGAGGGAATGGTGAGGGTCCAGATACTTGCGGTCAAGATGATAACTGACCACGGTCTTCCAAAAGTATCCCACATCCTCCACCATCACGGTGTCACCCTTAAAATCCCACACCTCATGCTCGTACTTCGCCCCACCGCTCACGCGATATCGGACTTTTCCGTCAGGTAGGAATCGGAAGGTGTACTCCCCTTCACCGACAGCACACTCGGTGGGTTGAAAAGTGGAGATCAAGTACGTTCCAGGATGGCGCGCCAAGAGTTGCTCCATGTTGATATAGTGGTCTACATCAACAAGCACCGCTGCTTGCTCGGTGCAATCGAAATGGAATTCGGCAGGGGGCACAGCCAAATCCTTCACCCAATGGAATGAGCGGTCCCCATCTCGACCCTTACGCGCATCACTCAATGACATCTGCACGTAGTATGGCTCTAGCCCCAAGGACTGGGCTACCAACGCTGCAGTGGCGCTGCCAGCGTTGCGGGAATTCGCAGACAAACCGTGAGTGTGGTCACGAGGAATGGTGCGGCTCTGAACGACTGGAGTGTCGACAAAGACTTGCCGTTGCTGACTTGAGCTCATAAAGCCAGACTGAAGCGTTGCCGTAACATACGGCGTGGTGCGCTCTGCACCAATAGGAGACCCGCGCTGGCCCCACCAGATCCGCGCAATGCGTTCAACTGCCAAGCACACCAAAATCAGCGCACCCGCTCGACGCGGCCTCACCTCTGGGGTTTTCCATCCCACCAGAGGGATTGTGTAGGTCCTGACCCTAGACACAAACAGCGAGAGAATGCCCGCCAACATAACGTACACCCGCAAGTACTCCGGGCAAGTCGGTTTCCATGAACTCTGAAACCCAGCGCTAAGCTTGGGGAGTCCACTTCCGAGCGACGAGCTTGGAGTTGAATCGGATGAACGAAGCGACTTGACGATCTTACGAAAAGCCATCACAGCCGCAAGAACTTGGTTGAAATTCAACGCAGTG